CTTCCCGTGTTAACGTTGACACAATGTGTTGATCTTTTCCCGGCTTCAAAGCGGAAGGTTTATGAGAGAGCAAAAGAATCACTGGAACGGGCTAAGCTAGGATGGAAAGACGCTGTCCTAAGCTCATTTGTGAAATTCGAAAAACAGGATGTAGGAAAGGCCCCTCGGATCATTAATCCTAGGAGTGCCCGGTACAACCTCAAACTTGGGTGCTACCTTAAGCACCTGGAACACCATGTTTTCAAGGGTATTAATAAAACCTTTGGAGCACGGACACGAGCGACTGTGATCAAGGGATTTGATGCAGACAGTAGCGCAGAGATATTGCGTGCCAAATGGGATCTTTTTAAAGATCCAGTTGCAGTGGGGTTGGATGCCACTAAATTTGACATGCATGTTTCCAAGCGGGCCCTTATGTATGAACATTCGTTCTACAATGGGTATTGGAAGGGTTTTCGGTGTGCACGCAGGGAGCGCCGAATCCTCCAGTTACTGCTTAGGATGCAATTGCGCAATTCTGGAGTCGCCCGTTGTGATGATGGGAAGGTTACCTTTGAGATGGCTGGAACTAGGTGTTCCGGAGACATGAATACTTCTCTCGGTAACTGCATCATCATGTGCTCGCTGGTGTTCGCGTATGCCAAGGAATTGGGCATAGACATCGAATTGTGTAACAATGGCGATGACTGTGTCGTAATTATGGAACGCAGTGATTTGAGGTCGTTTACGGCACGACTGAATGAATGGTTCAATAGGAAGGGGTTTGAGTTGACTGTGGAGCGTCCCTGTTTCACTTTTGAGGAGATAGAGTTCTGTCAGACCCAACCTGTCTGGCATAGCACTGGGTGGCGGATGATAAGGAATCCGGCCACGGTGTTGAAGAAAGACACTATGTGTCTTCGTCCAATGAACAATATCAGGACCCTCAAGAAATGGGTGTATGCCGTCGGTGCTGGTGGTTCCAATCTGTGTTGTGGAACCCCTGTATTGAATGCTTTTTATGGGATGATGTTACGGAATGGTAGCAAGAGTGAGAAATTCTCTAATTTGATATCCCCCCACCGATTTGCAGTCAAGAGCACTCGAACCGCCTCGATGTGTGATGAAGCCCGCATCAGCTTCTATCTCGCGTTTGGCATCCTACCACATGATCAGGTGTTCATCGAACGATTCTTGCAGCATGTTGTAATTGATGATTATGAAGAAGGAATTCATGATCGCGACATGTTGGACAAATTTCATTATCCCGGGAATGAAATTTTGACAAAATGGTAAAATCTCGAAAACAGAATCGTCGTCGGCGCATTGGCGTCCCGCGAGTTGGTCGTACCAGACTTCCCGCACCCTTCAATCGCTTAGCTAGCGACTCCACTACACTGTCCTGCCGGGGCGTGTATGACTTGAAGTCAATCTCATCCTCAGTTGCAAGAGGTCATCTCACATTAGCAACATCTGGACTGCAATCGTTGAACTCTTTGGTGTCAACTATGTCCAATATGTCCACAATGTACGATTTGTTCATTGTGAACAGGATGACTGTCAAGCTCATCCCAACTATACCTAGTACGGTTGGGGCCCTTGTGGCAGTGGGGTACAATCCATTGTACCATGGGGAAACCATTGATCCTACGGATCTCGCTGATGTTTTAATCTCGAAACATCACATTTCCACTAATCAGATGGAGGAGAAAGTATTTTCCTTCTCTCCCATGACATACACCAACGAGTGGTGTCTGACAGATCCTGATGCACAAATGGAAAGATTCACCAATGGTTATCTCCAGTGGTATAGTACTTATACTGGAGGAGCGGCAGATGTGGTTATTGGGTATTTGGATATCTCCTTTGACATAACATTCGCAGGATTGATCCGCGAAACCCGATGAATCCCAATCATGTGTTCAACGCAGGACACTAAAACACAAACAATAGAAAATATAAATACCAAAACAATACCTGTAGTGGAAGTGGATGAAGACAGGCACCCGTTGGAAGATGAATTCCTCACCTCATCTTCCGCGATCAGGCGGAGTGCTTGTTGGCTGAGGCATGTGCTCACCACAACCAGGTTTCATACTGCATATATATTAACTAGTCCAGCGTTTATATCTCGTTTAACCGTACGGTCACGCGTACGCGTCTTTCCAGCACCAAGTGCAGGCTTAACCGCTAAATCGTGAAAACACACTATGAAGTTTCGACTGAGGGGGGTGTGTGGATGGAAT